CCGCCGAGGTCGAGGCCGCGCTGAGTGATCCGAGCGTCCAAAAATGGGCTTTTAACGCCCAGTTTGAGAGGGTGTGCCTCTCGGCCTACCTGGGCGAGAAGCTCGATCCTTGCGGCTGGTACTGCTCAATGGTTTGGGCAACGTATGCAGGCATCCCGCTGAACCTGGCGGGAGTCGCCCAGGCGCTCCACCTGGAGACCGAGAAGATGGCCGAGGGTAAAGACCTGATCCGAAAGTTTTCCCAGCCGTGCAAGGCGACGAAGACCAACGGCGGGCGCACCCGCAACCTGCCTGAGCACGCGCCGGAAGACTGGGAGACCTTCAAGTCTTACTGCATCCGCGACGTGGAAGTGGAGCGCGCGATAGCTTCGCGCCTGTCTCCCCTGCCCATGCCTGAGTTCGAGTGGGAGAACTACTGGAGGGATCAGCGTTTCAACGACATGGGCGTGGGTATCGATGTAGAGCTGGCCTCGAAGGCGGTCGAGGCTGACCTGGAGATCAAAGAAGCTCTATATACACAGATGAGGCACTGGACGGGAGTTGAAAACCCGCAGTCGGTCACCCAGCTGCTCGGCTGGCTCCAGGAACACGGAGAGCACCTGCCCTCCCTGGCAGACGTGGCTTCAGCCCTCGAAGAGGCGGACGGCAGCGTGGCTGAAGTGCTCGCCGCGCGTCTGGAGATCGCCAAGTCATCCGTTAAAAAGTACGAGAAGATGCTCGACTGTGTGTGCCCAGACGGACGCGCTCACGGGCTGCTGCAGTTCATGGGCGCAGGCCGTACGGGCCGCTGGGCAGGCCGCCTGGTCCAGGTGCAGAACCTCCCCAGGCAGACGTTCGGCGACCTGGAGGAAGCCGCCGCCCTGGTCAAAGCAGGCCAAGCCGATATGCTCGGGCCGCTGTGGGGATCCGCGCCGAACGTGCTCTCTGAGCTGATCCGCGCGGCTTTCGTCGCAGCCCCAGGCAACCGCTTCCTGGTCGCTGACTTTTCCGCCATTGAGGCGCGCGTCATCGCCTGGCTGGCAGGTGAGCAGTGGGTGCTGGACCTGTTCAAGAACGGCGGAGACATCTACTGCGAGACTGGAACCCGCATGTTCGGCCAGGAAGTGAAAAAACATTCTCCCCTGCGACAGCGCGCGAAAGTCGCCGTGCTCGCCTGCGGGTATCAGGGTGGTGTCGGTGCACTGAAGGCCATGGGTGGCGAGAAGCTGGGACTCAGCGAGGATGAAATGGCCTCCATCGTCGACGCATGGCGCAAAGCTAACCCGCGTATCGCCCAAATGTGGTGGGACGTAAACCGCGCAGCGTTAGAGGCGATTAAGAACGGAACCTCCCAGATGGTGGGCCGGATCAAGGTTTATCAGAAGCTCGGCGCGCTAGTCATCGCCCTGCCCTCCGGGCGTGAGCTGATCTACCCCTCGCCGCGCGTCGGTGAAAACCGCTTCGGCGGAGAGTCCATTACGTTCATGGGACTAGGGCTTAACCGCAAGTGGGGACGGATCGAAACCTACGGCGGGAAGCTGGTTGAAAACATCGTCCAGGCAACAGCCCGGGACGTGCTCGCCCACTCTATGGCGACGCTGGAGGCAGCCGGATACCCCACGGTGATGCACGTTCACGACGAAGTAATCACTGAAGTGCCTTACGGGCGCGGCTCAGTGGATGAACTCTGTTCTCTCATGTCACGCGGCCCTAAGTGGTCGAAAGGCTTACCCCTCGCAGCCGAGGGCTTCGAGTCAACCTACTACAAGAAAGGATAGAAACAGTGCAGCTGAAAATCTCTACAGCCCCTCGGCGCACCTCCACCAAGTGGCTAAACTCCACGATTGACTGGGCGGAGCTGTGCGAGCGCCTGGCTCAAACCCACCGCACGCCGGAAACCCTCGCGCAGTTCCTAAAGATGACTCACGCCGAGCAGTCCGATGTGAAGGACGTGGGCGGCTTCGTGGCCGGTCACCTCGCCGATGGGAGGCGTAAGAAAGGCTCGGTGCTCTGCCGCTCGGCGCTCGCCCTGGATATCGACTTTGGCACGCCGGACGTGTGGCTGACCTTGGCTGAAGAGCTGACCTGCGCGGCCTGCGTCTACACCACCCACAAGCACACTCCCGAGGCTCCGCGCCTTCGTATAGTGGTCCCTCTGGCCCGCGAGGTCAGCGCTGAAGAATATGTGCCCGTGGCTCGTGGCTTCGCTTCGCGTATCGGCATGGACTTTTTCGACGATTCAACCTACGAGCCGCACCGCCTGATGTACTGGCCTTCAACGCCGGTTGACGGCGAGTATGAGTGCCTGACGTTCGACGGTGAGCCGCTGGATCCTGACGTGATCCTGGACGGATATACGAACTGGCAGGATGCGTCCACCTGGCCGATGTCCACCCGCCAGGTGAGCGTCGTAGCCTCTACGGCCTCCAAGCAGGAGGATCCGCGCGAAAAGTCCGGCATCGTGGGCGCGTTCTGCAAGGCCTACACGATCCAGGAGGCTATCGAGGCTTTCATCCCGGCGTATGAGGCGATTAGCGAGGATCGTTACACCTACACGCCTGGCGAGGCCACGGGCGGCCTAGTGGTCTACGAAAACGGCCTGTTTGCATACTCCCACCATGGCTCAGACCCGGCAGGGCAACAGTTGTGCAACGCTTTCGACTTGGTGAGGCTCCATAAGTTTGGAGAGCTTGACCGCGACGCTCAGGGAGCGTCCGGCGGGAAAGCACCCTCATATAAGGAGATGACCGCCTGGGCGGCAGACCTGCCAGAGGTGCGCTCCCAGCTGCTTCTCGCGGCTGTGGATGAGTTCGAGACGGTCACGGGAGAGTCTGGCGAGTGGATGGCAGACCTGGATCTGGAGACCGATAAGGCGGGCAAGCTCAGGCCCACCCTGCCGAACCTGGTTACCTTGCTTCGGGCCGATCCGAACCTGAAAGGCATCGCGTATGACGAACTCTGGAACTCCATTGCTGTGAAAGACATCCTGCCCTGGGCCAGGCCTGCCCTTCCCTGGAGGGATGTTGACGATGCGAACCTCGCGGCATATGTGGAAGAGCGTTTCGCGCGCTTCGCCGAGCGCGACCTGAAAAACGCGCTGGCCATTGTCGCCGATGAACGTAAGTTCCACCCAGTGCGCGACTATCTGAAGTCACTGCCCACCTGGGACGGCACCCGGCGCGTAGACACCCTTCTAGTCGATTATCTCGGCGCAGAGGACGATGAATACACGCGCGCTGTCACACGTAAGCTGCTCTGCGCGGCCGTGAGGCGCGCCAAGAGGCCGGGAGTAAAGTTCGACACCATGCTGGTACTCGCAGGCCCGCAGGGTATCGGGAAGTCGACGCTGATCGCGCGCCTAGGCGGGCAGTGGTTCAATGACTCCCTGTCTCTCGCCGATACGCGCGATAAGACAGCCGCCGAAAAGCTCCAAGGCTTTTGGATCCACGAGTTCGGCGAGCTCGCAGGACTGAGGAAAGCAGATACAGAGTCCCTGCGTTCCTTCCTCTCCCGCCAGGATGACATCTACCGTGGAGCCTACGAGCGCCGAGTCTCCAGGCATCCCAGGCAGTGCGTCTTTTTCGGCACCACCAACGCTGAGGACGGCTTCCTCACCGATCCGGCAGGCAACCGCCGTATGTGGCCGGTCGACGTGACGGGCGACTGTATCGCGAAGCCCTGGGACTTAGAAGACCGGGACGTGGCCCAGATCTGGGCCGAGGCGCTGAAGCTCGAACGCGACGGTGAGCCGCTGCACCTTACTGGAGCGGTCGCCAGGATGGCTAAAGACCGACAGAGGGACGCTATCGAGGTTGACGAGCGCGTGGGCATGATCGCGGAGTTCTTGGACAAGCCGATCACGTCCGACTGGGCGAAGCTCGGAGCCGCCGAGAGGCGTAACTGGTTCATGGGGATCGCCCCTGACTCCGAGCCTCGCGAGCTAGTCCAGCGTGACAGTGTGAGCGTGATCGAAGTGTGGTGCGAGTGCCTGGACAAACGCCAGGCAGACCTGACGAGGAGGGACTCTTACTGGATCGGAAACGCGCTGAGAAAGCTTGGTTGGCAGCCAGGCTCAAACGCCGCACCGACTGGTGCGTATGGCAAGCAGAGGGAGTTTTTGCGTCAGCAAACTTGTCAGCAAACTTCGTAAAAGTCAGCAAGTCCAGCAAACTCGGACGGCTCCGAGCGTCAGCAAACTCTGTTGAAAATTCGATGGTTCCAGAGTTTGCTGACGAGTTTGCTGACAGTTTTTAGGCGTAATACCAACGAAAAGTCTAACTGTCAGCAAGCTCAGCAAACTTTTTCTATATAGAGTAAATGGTCATATATATACCCCATATATACACGTATATACACGTATATAGGGGTTTTAGAACTTCGCTGAAAAGTTTGCTGAGTTTGCTGACGCGAGAGCGCGGGAGGCTCACATGCGAGAAAAAACAGTCGAACAAAAACTAGTCCAAGCGGTGCGCGCCAAGGGCGGTGTGTGCTGGAAGTTCACCTCACCCTCGACGGTCGGTGTGCCTGACCGGGTGGTGATCCTGCCCGGAGGGCATATCGGCTTCGTGGAGGTCAAGGCTCCGGGTGAAAAGCCTCGGCCCGTCCAGGCGATCCGGATCGGTCAGCTTCGAGGTCTGGGCGCGGTGTGCCTGGTCCTCGATGACATTTCCGAGGTAGAGGCGGTGTGCGATGCAATTCAAGGCGCATGACTACCAGCGGGCGGCCATCGACTACGTGGTGGAGCATCCACGGTGCGCCCTGTTCCTCGACATGGGCCTCGGTAAGACCGTCATCACCCTGTCAGCGATTCAAGACCTCGCACTCAATCGTTTCGAGGTTTCCCGCGTCTTGGTGATCGCGCCGCTGCGCGTTGCACGCGACACCTGGGCGGACGAAGCGGCCAAGTGGGACCACCTGGCCAGCCTGGACGTGGCCTGCGCTGTGGGAGATGCGAAACAGCGCTCTAGGGCTATCGAGAGCGGCGCGCTGGTCACCACGGTAGGCCGGGACACTATTCCCTGGCTGGTGGAGCACTACGGCAAGGCCTGGCCGTTCGACATGGTGATCCTCGATGAGTCTTCATCTTTCAAGAGCCACCAGTCCAAGCGCTTCAAGGCCCTGAAAAGCGTTCTGCCAAAAATCACTCGGATGGTTGCCCTTACCGGTACGCCAGCGCCTAACAGCCTGTTAGACATCTGGGCACAGTTCCGCTTGATCGACGGCGGCCAGCGCCTCGGCCACTTTCTCACCCACTACCGAGATGAGTTCTTCCAGCCCGATAAGCGAAGCGCGGCCCAGATCTTCACCTGGAAGCTGAAGCACGACGCAGACCTGGCGATTTACGCCAGGATCAACGACATCACGCTGTCGATGAGTGCAGTAGACCATCTCGACCTTCCGCCTGTCACCTCCACAGTGGTGCCCGTAGACCTTCCTGCGGCCGCCAAGAAGGCTTATAGAGACCTAGGCGAGCAGATGCTGCTCAGCCTGCCAGGCGGCCTGGTAGACGCCAAGAACGCGGCGGGACTGTCTGGCAAGCTCATGCAACTTGCCTCCGGGAGCCTCTACACCGAGCAGGGCACAGCTGAGCTGATCCACAGTGCGAAGATCGAAGCCTTGGGCGAGCTGATCGAAGCCGCCAGCGGCTCTCCTGTCATGGTCGCCTACTGGTTCAAGTCCGACCTGGCACGGCTGCTCGAAGCCTTCCCGCAGGCGCGCGAGCTCTCAGACGCGGCTTCTATGAGGGACTGGAACGCGGGCCGTATCCCTGTCGGTCTGATCCACCCTGCCTCTGCCGGTCACGGCCTGAACCTGCAGGAGGGCGGCCACCACATGGTCTGGTACACGGTGCCGTGGAGCCTCGAACTTTATCAACAGACTAACGCCCGTTTAGCGCGTCAAGGCCAGCGTTTCCCGGTCTCTATCCATCACCTTGTTGCCCGCTCCACGATTGACGAGCGAGTCATCAAAGCCCTTGAAACCAAAGACGTAACCCAGTCTGCCCTCATCGACGCGGTGAAGGCGGAACTCACTTCCCACAACACCACCATCTGAGGAGCCATCATGTCTAACACCAACTACTGCCCGATCACCGGCGAGGCTATCGCTAAAGGCGAGACGATCAGCCGGAGCGCCGCTAACCGGATCGCAAGCCTCGTCTCTAACCTCCCGTCCCTCATGGAAGATGCTTTCTACTCTCTCACCTCTCACGGCTCGCAGGGAGGCTCGGGAGCGGCCGCGTCTCGCCCGCCTCTGAGCGTAGACCTCATGGCTGAGATCGACGAGATGAGGGATTCTCTGAACACCTGGGTGATTGAAGTCCGTAACTTCGCGTGTCCGCCAGTCCCCTACGTAAACGGCGACTGGTACCAGGCTAAGCGGATCATTCAGTCCAGCGCCGATAGGCTCCGCAGGTGGCCGGACGCTCCGCAGTTCCTGGATGAGCTTTCATATGCTCTCGCCAGGCTGGAAATGCTCACAAGCCCCGTGCGAGCTGAGCGCCGCTACGTTGGCCCCTGCCCGGAGTGCGAGCAGGACGTGACGGTCTTCCCGGAAGCCACTGTGGCCACCTGCCCGGCGTGCGGGTGCCGGTTTGACGTGGACGCGGCCCTGGATGCTCTACGCGGACAGCTGGCAGACATGTGGCTACCGCGCGAGCAGGCCAGGCGCGCGGCTGAGATCGTCGCGGCCAGGCCTGTGCCTCTCGGGAGCGTGAAAACCTGGATTGCGCGCGGGAAGCTTGCCCCGCGTAAAACTGGCACTGGCCCAGCGCTTTATCGCGTCGGCGCGCTCGTGTCGCTACTTGCGAAAAGTGCGTGAACCCTGCTAGTATGTTAATGGCTTTAGAAGTGTAGCTAGAGGCCGTAAACATACTTTCCAACCCCGGTTTAGCGTTGATGCTTACCGGGGTTTACTCATGCCCTGGAGAGGAGGCGACAGTGCCCAGACGTGAAGGCCCGAAAACCACCCGGCTGAAAAAAGAACGCCGCGACCGGATGCATGAGGCCCTCGGCCTCCGCTTGGCTGGCTATCCATACCGCGCGATTGCCAGAGCAATGAAGATCAGCGTGGCCACCGCGCACAAGTACGTCGAGGATGCACTCAAAGACATCACGCGCGACCGCGCAGAAGAAGTCCTCGACTTAGAGCTGCACCGCTGCGACGAACTGCTTGCAGTCGCTTACGAGAAGGCCGTCCGGGGCGATCTGTTCGCCATGGATCGCTGCCTCGCCATCATGACCAAGATTGAGAAGCTCCACGGAGTGGAATCACCCAAGGCCGCAGACGAAGCCAAGGAGACATACGACATGCTCACCCAGCTGCTCTCAAACTCCATCAAGGCCGCCGCAGCCTCGACACCTGACTAAGGAGGGCACGGCATGTCGCTTTCGGCTAAGCAGATCCAGGCTTGGCAGGACATGCTTAACCCTGCTTTTAAGTTCATTCTCATGGACGGAGCCATCCGAAGCGGCAAGACTTTTTCAAGCCTTCTCGCCTTCCTGCACTGGATCCCACAAGCGCCTAAAGGCCACCTGGCGATAATCGGCAAGACGCGAACCACCATCCAGCGAAACGTTCTCGACGTGATCGAGATGCTCGCGCCCGGCGCTCTGGGCCGCCATTCCACCCGGTCAGACACGGCCGTCATCATGGGCCGCAGAGTCCAGCTCATCGGCGCAAACGACGCTGCAGCCGAGAACAAAGTCCGAGGCGTAACTCTGGCCGGTGCCTACGTCGATGAAGCAACCCTGCTCCCTGAGCCTTTCTTCATCCAGCTACGAGGCCGCCTCAGCGTGCCCGGCGCTAAATTGATCGCAACCACCAACCCTGACAGCCCGTCTCACTGGCTTAAAACTGGCTTCATCGACCGGATCCCACGGCCCGGCAACACCGAGGCGCAGATCAGGGAACGCGGCCAAGAACCCCTAGTTGACTGGGCGTTCCACCATTTCACGATGGACGATAACCCAGGTCTAGAGCCTGAGTACATCGAAAGCGTGAAGCGAGAGTTCACCGGGCTTTGGTATCGCCGTTTCATCCAGGGCGAATGGGTGAGCGCGGAGGGCGCAGTTTATGACATGTGGGACCCCTCGGCCCACGTTGTCCCCTGGCAGTCCCTGCCGATGATGACCGACTGCTACGCGGTGGGCGTTGACTATGGCACCCAGAACCCCACAGCCGGGCTGATCCTCGCACATGGCGAGGATGACATCCTCTACCTAGTGGATGAGTACCGAATCGACCGAACCAACCGAGGACACGGCACATGGACCGACGCGCAACAGTCTGATGGGCTGCTCACCTGGCTAAAGACGAAAGAACACGCGCCGGGTATGGACCTGGTTCCTGGCCGTATCATCGTCGACCCCGCAGCCGCCAGCTTCAAGGTGCAGCTGCGCCAGGATGGCGCGTGGGGCTTGACCGACGCAGATAACGATGTGTTGTACGGTATCCGCCTCATGGCCAGCCTCTTAGCCTCGGGAAGCCTGAAAATCTCAGACCGATGCAGCGGCCTGATCGGCGAAATACCCGGCTACAGCTGGGACTCTAAAGCCCAGCTCCAAGGCCACGATAAACCAATCAAGACCGCAGACCACAGCCTCGACGCTGCACGTTACGCACTAGCAACCACTGAGCGCAAATGGCGCGCAAGAGTCGATCACAGACGCTACAAGACCTAGGAGGACTGAATGCCACTTCCCGACCACAATACGCCGTGGCCGCCAGCCGGTTATCAGGCCCTTCTGGACGACATGAAAACCTGGGAGGCGTGGTGGATCGGCGACCCGCAGCGGCTGTGGAACCTCTACCGCAGCGACTCAGACGTACAAACCCGCCACCGCCGCAACCTCTCCGGCTTCGTGGGCCGATTCTTTTGGGGGCGCAACCGAGGCACCACGTCAACTGGCGGGCCGTCTCGCGGTGATCTTCACATCCCTATCGCCTCGGACATCTGCGCAACCTCCGCTGATCTTCTCTACTCCACCCCGCCGCGTATCACGGCAATCAACGAGGCCACCTCGGACCAGATCGAACGATACAAGGACGATGGACTACTGGAAGCCCTCATTACCGGCGCGGAAACGGCTGCGGCCCTGGGAGGCCGCTACACCCGCGTCACCTGGGATCCGGCCATCCTCGCAAGACCGTTCCTTAGCGTGGTTGACGCTGACGCAGCCCTGCCCGAGTTCCGCTGGGGCCGCCTCGTGGCCGTCACCTTCTGGACTGATCTAGCGTCCGACGGCTCGCACTTCATCCGCCACCTGGAGCGCCACGAACTCGACGCAGCCGGTAACGGCGTGATCCTCCACGGCCTCTACGAAGGAACATCAACCAACCTGGGCCGCCTGATCCCACTCACCGAGCACCCATCGACCGCTCCCCTAGCAATGCTGGTGGGCGACCAGGCAGAACTAAACGTCCCGCGTACTCCCGGCCTGAGCGTCGTCTATACCCCGAATATGACTCCGCAGCGCCGGTGGAGGCATCACCCGCAAGGGCGGTACATGGGCCGTTCCGACCTGGAAGGCAGCGAGCAGCTTTTCGACGCGCTGGACGAAACCTATAGCGCCTGGATGCGAGACGTTCGCCTCGCGAAGGCCCGTATCATCGTTGACCGCTCGATGCTGGAAATGCCTTCCGGCAACGGCGGCGACGGGCAACCCGCTTTCGACCTGGATCGAGAAGTGTTCACGCCGCTGGAAGGCTTCGGCTCTCTCAAAGACGGCGGGATAGCCGAACCCCAGCAATTCCAGATCCGCTGGCAAGAACACCAACAGACCGCGCTAGACCTCACGCGCCAGATCATCCGCAACGCCCGCTACTCAATGGCGACGTTTGGTGAAGTCCAAGACACGGACATTACGGCGACAGAAGTCCGAGCACGCCAGGCGACCACGGAAACCACTCGCGGGCGCAAGATCCGCTGCGAAAAACCCGCCGTCCAAGCCCTACTGGTGAAGATGCTCCGAACAGACCGAGCGCTTTTCAACGCCCCTGGCCTGGATGAAACAGACATTAGCGTGGACTTCCCGCAGCTCCACCAGGCGACAGTCGCCGATAACGCGCAAACGGTGGCCACGCTGCGAGGTGTCGAGGCCCTCAGCCTCCAAACCAGCGTCGAGCTTGCACATCCTGACTGGGACGATACGCAGATTCAGGAAGAGGTTAAACGCCTGCAGCGAGAACACCCGCTCTCATCACCTGACGACTGGAGGCCGTTCAACGCTTAACGTAGCCGGAAGGGAGACTATCAGCCTTGCTAGACCCTTCCGACTACGCGAACAGCCTCGCCCAGACAGTCTCTGATCTGGTCGCCCAGATTGAGGTCAGGCTCATCTGGGAGATCGCACGGGACGTGAACCGGGGCCTGGGAGGTGGCAGCCGCTACGAGGTCGACATGACCGCCCGTTACGGCGCGCTCTACGCCCGCCTCCAAAAGCAGCTCGGCAAGCCCTGGAAGAACGTCCTAACGACCGTGCAGGCGGCCCTGGATAAGGCAGCCGAAGCAGGCCAAGGCATGGCTGAGCGAGACCTCGCGGGCCGCCTGGCGAACCATCCGGAAACGCTCGGTGTGCCGATCACGAACGTTCGCGCTCTTGAAGTGATCGCCTCAGATCTGCACCGCGTCCTCGCAGACCTGCCAGCCCTGGCACTGCGTAACGCTTTCGACAGCTACCAACAGATCATCTCCACGCCAGCCGCGCTGAACGCGACGGGTGTCCTCACGCGCCGAAAGGCGACGCAAGACGCGCTGAGCGGCTTTGCGGCCCGAGGCATCGACGGCTTTACCGATAAGGCCGGGCGCACCTGGCACATCGACACCTACGCCGAGATGGCCACGCGCACCGGCGCGGCTCACTCGCTCCGGGCGGCCTACGAGGGTGAGCTGATCGCCCGAGGCGAAGATCTGGTCATAGTCACCGGGAACACGTACACCTGCAGGCTGTGCGCGCCCTGGCAAGACAAAGTGCTCTCCCTCACCGGTATGTATCCAGCTGGCACGCACCGTCTGCCCTCAGCTGTGGGCGATGGTTACGTGACCGTACACGTAGCCGGAACGATGGAAGAAGCCCGAGCAGCCGGGCTGCACCACCCGAACTGCACGCACAGCGAAGGCTTGTACTTGCCGGGTGCGACGGTGATCGAGCCGGGCACGATGGGCGTTCGGGACGCGGAGACCTACGACGCGAGCCAAAAGCAGCGAGCCCTAGAACGCGAGATCAGGAAGCACAAACGCCTGCTAGTCGCGGCCATAACCGGCGAGGCCGAAACCAAGGCCCGCGCCGCGATCAGAGGCTACCAAGCCCAGATACGCGAACTACTGGCCGAACATCCCAAGCTCCAGCGCAAGAGCTACCGCGAAGCAGTCCCGAAGCCCTCCGGCTTCCACACATGGACGTGCGTCGCAGGGCCGAAGAAGCCGCTCAAGGGCGTTGGCCCAAGACCAGGCCCATACGACCTGCTCCACCACTACGGGAAGCCTAAGCTTCGCGCAGATCTCATCGCCAGAGCGAAGCGCATGGAGACGGTGAAAAGCGATCTTAGCCGCCTCAAAGACTCACTAGGGCGCTGGATGCCAGACCAGATACTCGACCACCACGAAATCGACTTCCTCGAAAGGTTCGAGCGTCTCGGTCACCGGGCACGGTGGATACCAAGATCTACGCTCCACCCAGTCAAAGGCCGTCTATCGACGAACGATTTTGAGTGGATCGACTTCGGATCGGAGATTTGCGAACACAAGGGGGTAACCGCTAAGTACAGCTCTATTGCCGACCGGATAAGCGAAACCGTGCTGAAAGCCGCCGACCACGACGTTATTAAAGACTTCTTCGTTATCGACCTCGGAAAGCGAAAACTGAGCGGAAAGCTTAGGTACAACCTGTCGCAATACAACAAGCGCAGGCCAGACGCACGTATTAGGCGGCTCTGGATTATGGCTGACAACGGCTCAGTATTTGAGCCTATCAAGCTTGAATAGAAAACGCCGGGCGTTCGGCCCCCGCTTTCTTACGAGCTGTTATTTCAAGCTTGGTGGAGGGGTACTAACCCGGCACCACCAGCCTATCAAACCAATCTACGAAAGGCAATCCCCTCATGAACGAGCAGACCACAACGGAAGAAACCACCGAGGAAACTAAGGCAACCACTCCCGAGCCTGACACCAAGGCTGAGGAGACCAAGGCAGCGGCTGAGTCGGAAGAGACCACCGACGGCCTGCCCTCCGATCCGGAGCAACTGCGCAAGATAATTAAGGACCTGCGCAAGGAGGCAGCGAAGGACCGTGTGGCCGGTAAAGAAAAGGCCGCAGACGAAGCCCGCCGAGCCGTCCTCGATGAGATCAGTAAGGCTCTCGGCATGTCTAAGAGCGACGAAGCCCCTGAGCTGACCGCCGAACAGCTCACAGCCAAGCTCACTGAGAGCAAGGCCGCTGAGCGCGCCTCGGCTCTTGAACTAGCCGTCTACAAGGCCGCAGGTGACCTCGCGGATCCGGCACGTCTGCTCGACTCCCAGAGCTTCCACACCGCTGTCAAAGACCTAGATCTTACCGACAGCGAAGCCGTGAAGAACGCCATCACGGCGTTTACGAAAGACCATCCACACTTCGCCAAGACCCAGGCGGTCTCAGGCGCTTCGGCAATCGACAAGCCCGCCGGGAGCGGCGCAGAAAAGCCGAAAAACCTACAAGATGCTATAGCCCTGCGCTTTAGCTGAACCACCTAGAGAAAGGACCGCCTGAAAAATGGCAGCAATCACTCTTGAAGAGTCCAAGAAGAATACCACTGATGACATTGACCTCAATGTCATTGATGAGTTCCGCAAGGAGTCCGCAATCCTGGACTCCCTCATTTTCGACACCGCAGTTAACCCGGCTGGCGGCGGCGCGACGCTGACCTACGGATACCGCCGCCTCAAGACTGAGGCAACCGCTTCTACCCGTGCCTACAACACAGAGTACACAGACCAGAACGTAACCACCGAGAACAAGACCGTGACGCTCGCCGTCATGGGTGGCTCTTTCTCGGTTGACCGCGTTCTCGCCTCCCTCGGACCCGCAGCTTCCGGCAGCGTCGCACTGAACATGGCCCAGAAGATCAAGGCAACCCGCGCGAAGTTCCAGAACTTGATCATCAACGGAGACATCGCCAAGGACGAGCATGGCTTCGATGGCCTGGATAAGGCCCTCACCGGTTCCTCGACCGAATACGGCAAGGACAAGGTCACCGACTGGACCGACCTGGACACCAACAACGCCGCGTTCAAGGCCCTTGACGCGCTCGATGAGTTCCTCTCGATGCTCGACGGAACCCCCACCGTTCTGGTCGGCAACAAGCAGGTGCTGGCCCGCGTGCGCGCAGCCGCCCGCCGTGCTGGTATGTACACGAAGAACCCTGTGGAAGGCCTGCTCGGCCCGAACGGCCGCCCGATCAACCGCGAGACCTACGGCGACATCATCCTGGTCGACGCAGGCGATATGGAAGGCTCTTCGGAGCAGATCATCAAGGTCACCGATCACCAGGTTGCCTCCAAGGCAGCAACCGGCCTGACCGACCTGTACGCCTACCGCGTCGCCCTCGACGGCTTCCACGGCGTTGCCACCACCACCGGCCACCTGGTCCGCCAGTACCTGCCGGACTTCACCACCCCCGGCGCTGTTAAGCGCGGCGAGGTTGAACTCGGCCCCGTGGCCGTCGCCCTGAAGTCCACGAAGGCCGCAGCTGTGTTCCGTAACATCAAGGTCCGGTGATCTGCCTATGCGTATCCAGACACCCGTTGAGGGTTTTACCGGTGAGGTCGTAGGCGTTCACTTCGTTGATGGCTTCGGCGAAACCGAGGATGAGAACGCCATCGCGTATTTCATCCGCCAGGGCTTCAGCCTGGACGGCTCCGCCCCTGAAGACGTGGAACCCGAACCCGAGGCTGAGGCTGAGGCTGAGGCTGAGGCTGAACCCAAGGCCAAGAAGTAACCCAGACTAGGCGAAGCCCCCCGATGTGCGAGGGGACCCGGAGGGCTTCGCCGCCCACGGAAGGGAGGCCAGCGTGGCCGACGAAACGCCAAACATCGCCGAGTACACCACTTGGTGCACGCTGGAAGGCCGAGCCGAGCCAAAGGCTACCGCAGCCCGGCTCATCAAAAGCGCGGCCCGCCTGGTCGAGTCCTACTTGCGGTGCTGCACGCGCCGAGGCACCGAGGGCGAAGCTGCAGCGATCCGCGACGCGATCTACATGCAGGTTGCGTTTTGGGAAGAAAACCAGCTCACCCCTGGAGCGGAAGCCCTTAAAGCCACCCAGGTGACGCAGGCCTCGCTCATGGGTGCCTCAGTCCACTACGCGGGAGCCGAAAAGGCCGCCCAGGCCCGCTGGGAAGCCTCTCAGGCCTTGTGCTTCGAGGCACGCCTGACTCTCCGGCTCGCTGGTATCCACCTCGCCCAGCCGGAGGTAATCGGATGAACATTCTGGATATCTTCGGTGAGCACACGATCACGGCCTGGCAGATGGTCCAGACGGCGTACGGCCCGCAGAGAGGCCCGGAGCGGCAGATCACCGGCTGCGTGGTGGTGGAAGAAACCGAGTGGGTACGTGACTCGAACGGTGCTGAAATCATCTCCACCGCCCAGGCAGCGATACCGCCAGAGGCTAGGCAGGACCTGGCACCGGGCACGATGGTTCGACTGCCGTCCGGACGTGAGACAACCGTCATCTTGGTGGAAAGCGTCGAGCCTCTCTCGTTTCCACTGCCTAGCTTCGTTCGCCTGAACCTCGCGTGAGCCGCTTATGGGAATCATCATCAAGAGCACCTGGCGCAGCGAGCTGGTCAAGGCCCGTTCACGCGAGAGCGCTCAGGCCGGAGTTATCCGAGCCGCCGAACACCTGCGGACCCAGGCGGTCAGGCAGGCACCGGTGGATGAGGGAGACCTGCGCCGAAGCGCCTCGGCTGTGAATCTCAGCGGCCTTGGAACCATTCAGGCCGCCGTGACCTTCAACCGACCCTACGCGGTCCGCCAGCATGAAGAGCTGGGATATCGCCACCCCAAGGGTGGCAAGGCCAAGTACCTGGAGGATCCGATGAACTCTGAAGCACCAACCATGCTGAAGATCATCTCCGCAACCATCGCCAGAGGAGGCTAACCATGCTCGCTGAAGTCATCGACGCGGTATGCTCCCACCTCTCCCAGGCGGGAATCTTCTACTACCCAGGCGCAACAGCAACCTACAAGCCGGGAGCGGGCCAGGTGCCCGTCACGGCCAAGCGACTACCCGCGCCCTGGGATACAGCCGCAGCTGTGAACGTCTACAGCCAGGCTCTGCCTCTCCCAGGCAGCGATACCGTAATGGTCAGCTTCCAGGTACATGTTCGCGCCTCGCCTACCGCTGACATCCTCGCAGACCGCGCAGTGGAGGCCCTGCACGGCGTGCACGCCGCCCAGTGGGGAAGCCTCCGCGTGGATCGTTGCGTCCACCTGTCCACCGCCCAGCTCGGAGCCGATGAAAAAGGCCTCGACCATCGCACAGACAACTTTCAACTAATCTTCCACACGAAAGGAAACTAAACCATGCCTGAAGCTCAAGGAACGCCCGGAGCAGCCTACGCAACCACTTCGGCAACCGAAGAAAAAACACAGTACGGCTTTTCTTATGAATACGGAGTCGACCTCTGGCTCGAAAACAAGTGGCAGCCTATCCGCTTCATTTCCTCCGTTAACCCCACTGTCTCGCCGAAGGAAGTCGACGCGGCAACCTACGACGATAACGGCGCGGATCATCCCGTCCGAGTCGGTGAAACCCCGTCGCTCTCTTTCTACGTCCAGATGCACCGACTCGCTTCAGGAAAGTTCCTGCCCGAGGTCGAGGCGCTTCTCGCGGCCACCCGCCCCAATGCTGTGGGAAGCATCGGCGTGGTCAAGGTGCGCTACTACGACAAGCCGGTTAGTGGCAAGCCGAATCCGGACGAATCATACGAGCTTACCGCCACGGTCAGCGCCGAACGCGCAGCCACAGGTAATGCCGAGCTTTCCGGCTGGAACTTCACGCTGAACGGGCAAGGCCCGCGCACGAAGATTGGTAACCCCGCGACGCCTGAAGTCCTCCCCGCCTGATCACTACCCCGCACACCGCCCGCCTCTGAACTGTTCTCCCAGAGGCGGGCGGCCCCTCATATACCCCTCTTTATTGAAAGGCATCTCCCCTCATGCTTGATTTGACCAAATACGCACCCTACGAGCCTCTCACCCTCAAAATCGGCGACTGGGAGATTACTAGCCCCGTCCCGAACACGCGAACTGGGCTGCTTATCCAGAAGTTCTTGAAGCGCGTGGGCGCTGAAGCCGCTGGAACCGCCCAGGGCGAGATCGAAATCGACGGCTGGCCGGAAACCAACGAAGAACTATCCAAGATGCTGCTAGGCGAAGCCGAATACGAGCGCCTCGCGGCCTCGGACTGCCCGGCTTCCTTCATCTTCTTGGCCACTCAGGCAGCCCTCATCTACTGGTCTAACGGCGGCAGTGAGGCCGCAGTAGAGCTGTTCATGGCCCATGCTTTCCAGACTGAGGACTCGGCCCCAAAAGCCCAGTAACACCCCAAGAGTGGGCACCATATGGCGTTGGTGAGATCGTCGGACACTGCGACGATGGCACGCCACTGTACGAGGACTACCTGATACCCGAGGATCTGAAGCCAGTCTCTCCGCAGCCCCAAGACAGCGCGCCCGCCTGGGCTGAGATCGCAGCCCGCTGGGAGTACGTCGCAGCGGACCTCATGCAGTTCTATGGCCTGGCTGACTGGCAGGCTATGGACTCGCCCTGGCCATGGTTCCACTCCCTGGTTATGAGACTTCTCGACATTCCGGATAGCCGCCTCGCCCGGCTTTTCCCACCACCTAGCTAAACCGAATAACGAAAGGCGAAACGCGCTATGAGTCAGCTTGACCTCGGAACCCTGATCGCAAAAATCACGGTCGATGACAAGGGCTTCACGGCCGGGATGGACGCGGCCACCCGCCGCACTCAGCGTTTCACCGCAGATGTGCAGGCTCAGGGTGGCGTGGTTGACCGCGTGTTCCACTCTCTGGGCCGCTCTGCGAAAGCCTCCCTGCAGGTGGCCGCAACCGCAGCCGCTGGAGCCGCAGTGGGCGTTACAGCCCTGGGCAAGAACACCCTGAGCACCGGCCTGGCGTACAACGCCATGCAGCAAAACGCTAACGCGGCCCTTAAAACCATGCTCGGAAGCCAAAAGGCCGTCAACGAGCAGATGGAGAAGCTCGGCAAACTCGCGCAAAACTCGCCGTTCAGTAAGGCGACGTTTATCAGCGCGCAACAGCAGTTGATCGCCTTCGGTGTCGAGGTCGAGAAGGTCATCCCGCTGCTCGACGCGATGCAGAACGCCGTGGCCGCCTCCGGTGGCGGCTCGCAACAGCTCGCAGATCTGGCTTTCGTTGTCGCCCAGATCAAGGCCGCCGGGAAGATCACCGGCCAAGACCTGATCCAGCTAGGTCAGCGAGGCATCAACGCGGCAGAGATTATCGGTAAGGCTTTCGGCAAGTCCAGCGCCGAAGTCAAGGCGATGATCTCCAAGAACCAGATCGACGCAGACCAGGCTATCGATGCTCTGACCAAGGGCATGATGGAGAAGTTCGGCGGAGCCACCGACGCAATCAAAAAGCAGTGGTCCGGCGCTGCAGACCGTATCAAGGCTGCTAATCGCGATATCGGCGCTGATCTCGGAAAGATGTTCATCGACCCCACGGGAGGCGGCCGGGCGGTTGAATGGGGTAACAAGTTAGCGGACGTTCTGCGCACGTTCCAGAAGCGCCTGCGCGAAGCCCAAGGCGACATTGAGGACTTCCTCAGCCCCGCTTTCAAGAACATTTCCAAGGGCCTGGACGCGGCAAACAACGCGCTGAAGAAGTTCGACGCAGCCCGCGCCGGTGCGCAGCTGGAAAAGCTCACGTCTTACACGCCTCTGATCGGCGGAACGACAGCCGCGCTGATGACTTTCGCCCTCCAGCCTATCCCGGTGATAGGCCAGCTGGCCTCAGCCATGGGACCGCTAACCGTGGGCGTGGCCGCTCTGATCGCCGCGAGCCCTGAACTGCGCAAGGCCGGAGGCGCTTTCGGCGAGGCTTTCAAGCCGGGCGAGAAGATTCTCGCCTCTACCGCGAAGCAGCTCGCAGACCTCGCACTCCAGCTCATTAAAGACCTCTCCCCTGCCCTGGAGGAAGGCGCGAAGGGCCTCGGAACGTTCCTGACGAACATTTCACCCCTGGCTCCCGCCCTGGTCTCGGTCCTCTCGGCCCTGGCCCCGGTCGCAACGGCTGGCGCAGAGCTGGCCTCAGCGTTCGCGAACCTGCCCACCCCGGTGCTGGCCGCCGTTGTCGCCCTGGCAGCCCTGCACGGGCCACTCGGCCCCTTGGTATCCAAGCTCACGGACCTGGGCAGTACGGGCGGCAGTGTCATCTCCGCCCTGGTTGCGGACCTGCAGGCGATGGGAACGACCGGCGCAGCCACGGTGAAGTCCTTCACATCCGCCGGATCCAATCTTAAAAACACGTTGACTGTTTTCGACCGCGTGGGCTCGTCTTTGAGAAACGAAACAACCCCCGGGTTGCTGAGCGCCTCTCGCGAGCTGAAGGCCTTCGAGCCCGCCGCAGCCCTCGCAAGCAATTCCGTGGGCGCGTTCTCCAAAGCCTCAGCTAACGCAGGCACCGGAGTTTTCAAGCTCTCCACCCTGGCCAAGAGTGCTGGCTCGGCCCTTGCCGGAGCCTTCGGCGCGTTGCTCTCGCCCGCTAACCTCGCCCTTGGTGCGGTATCTCTTCTTGCCGGTGCTTTCGCCGCCTACTCGCAGAAGCAGGCCGAGGCCACCCAGCGGGTGGAGGAATATAAGGAAACGCTGGACCGCACCACAGCCGCGGTCTCAGCCCACACCCGCGAGGTGATCCGGAGCAAGGCAGAGCAGGACGGTGCACTCGCCGCCTACGTCGCCCTGGGAGGCGCTGCGGAGGACTACATCCGAGCCGTCGCCGGTGAGGGTGAGGCCATGGAGCGCGTCAATAAGACGCTAGAGGCCAAGCGGGAAGCCGCCTCGAAGGTCGAGACAGCGTACATGGACGGAACGAACGCAGTTTCGGCCTACAACTACGCTCAGAACAAGCTCGATCCGGATGTTGAAAAGGTCACGGCAAGCCTGCAGCAACAGTCCGAAGAGCTGCAGCGTGCCCAGGATGAAACGCGCAAGAACACGTCTGAGGCCGAGCGCGCGGTAGAAGCCGAGCGCCAGCGCCAGCAAGCTATCGATAAGGCCACCGACGCGATGCGGGCGCAGAACGCCGCCCAGGGCAGCTTGGTTGATGCTCAGCTGCGAAGCGCCGATGCTACCGACCGCCTGAACAAGGCGATTGAAGAGCACGGAAAAATCACCGTGGACGCTTACGGCAAAGTGAACGTGCTGGACCGCTCGAACCGTTGGTTTATTGACGGGATGCGAGCCAAGATTCAGGCGATCCAGGATGAAGCGCGAGCGTTTGAGAAAACCGGCCACACCGAGGAGGAAGCCAAGGCAAAGGCCGATGAGTGGGCGCACAGTCTGCAGGAGATGGCCGAGAAGGCCGGAGTGCCTAAAGAGGCCGTGGATGAGTTGGTCAAGACTCTGGGCGGCATCCCAGAAGTCAAGCAACTAACGTTCACAGCCGATACTGAGGCGGGTAAAAAGGCCATTGAAGACTTCATTAACGAAGTCTCGAAGAAGAACGGCACTCTTACGCTGGATGCTCGCAACGATCCGGCAGTGGAACAGCTCGCCCACACCCTCGGCCTGGTCGAAGCGTCTAAAGGCGTTTTCGCCATCGACGCGAACAACGAGCCAGCCACTGCGAAGCTGATCGCTGGCCTGGCTCAGGTCAACACGTCAACCGGTGTGATGACGATTGACGCGAATAACAATCGCTTCCAGCAAGTGCTGGCAGCGTCGAAGAGCCAGGGCGATAACACTTCAGCCGTCATGTCGATCTACGCGACTGATTATGCATCTGCGAAGGCAGAGCAGGCCCAGAGGTATATCAACTCGCTGTCTTCGTACATCGATGTGTACTACCGCAAGCACAACGAGAGCCCGCAGCTGCTTCCCGATCACTTCGCTGACGGTGGTATCCGCCCGCCGGTCTACGGCTTCGCAAACGGCACGGAAAACCACCTCGCGCAGATCGCGCCAGCCGGTGCGATGAGGCTCTGGGCCGAACCGGAGACCGGAGGCGAGGCCTACATCCCACTGTCCCGGATGAAGCGCCGCCGCAGTGAGCGGATCCTGGCTGAGGTCGCCTCGCGCTTCGGAGGAACCTACCTGCCGGGCCGCGTCTCACAGCACGCGAACGGCAGCGCGACGGAAGGCCAGGCGGAGCGCGCCGCGACGGCCCAGACGGTCGTTAACTTCACCCAGAACATTCAGACGGCGTTTACCAAGCCGGACAGTGAATACAAGAGCGAAGGCGCGGCCCTGGCCCGCCTGGTAGGGAGTCTATAAATGGCAGTAAAGCCCACGCGCGGCTTCCAGATCTCCGGCGTGCCCATGGTCGACCCAAAGGGCCGCTGGTATCTACTCCACGCCACGGGAGAACGACCGCTCGCGCCAATGGAGCTTGGCCTCACCCAAGCGCCCCTGGCGGACGGCGTGTTCTTCCCACGGGATCGCGGCCGCCTCGGATCCTCCCAGATGGCCCTACAGCTCCACGTCACCGACGCGGGCCGAGGCCATGGAGGGCGCACACAGCGCGACCGGAACCTCGCAGACCTCTATAACGCGCTTCAGGTGGGCCGCGAGACAACCGTCTCGATGGTGATCGCCGGGCAGCTGTGCTCTCAGCGCTGCATCGTCACGGCTGGCAGCTCCACCGTCGAGCACTCAGCCGGGCTGCTCAAAGTCTCCCTGATCCTCACCCTCTTGGAGGGAGTCTGGAAGGCCGAGCCGGAAGAAGAGCTAGTCACCGGAGGCACGCTGGCCACCCTCTCGGGCTGCACTGGCCCAGCGCGCCCCATGTGGAGCGTCCAAGGTCCAGTAACGGCCCTGGAAATCAGGCAAGGCGGGCAGGTTGTTGTTTCGTGGGGAGGCAGCCTGCCCGCCGGTGCCCGGCTAGTCATTGACGGATGGAAGAGCTGGAGGGTGGACGGCGACGCTCGCGAATGGTGGGCGGCTCCGGCCCGCGCCGAGGTCTCCACCGTCCAGGTCAGCGAAGCCGAACCCCTACTGCCTAACGCCCTCGGAGAATACGAGTTCACCGCCAAGCTCGACGGCTCGGAAAACCTCGCTGGGAAGCTCAGCGCATACGTTTCAGCCACCTACCTATAAATAAGGAGTAACGAGTGATCGAAAAGCTACGCCTTGCCCTTTACGAGCCATGGGGCAAGAAGATCGCCACCGTCACCGAGTACTCCAGCCTCTCATGGGTGCATCCGCTGAACTCGCACTCCACCCTCAGTGTCTCCCTCCCAGATGGTGCAGGCGACGCGGCCCTCTTGAAGCGCCTCTACACCCGTAGCGAGATCGCCTTAGAGGCCCGGATCAACGGCAAGTGGATGGAGCCTTTCTCATGCCGTTTCTTCCCGGCCAATCAGTCCCTGGATCGCGTGAAATCTGGAGACGGCCTGCGCCTGACCTACGTGGGCATCTCTAGTGCACTGCGCTGGGCGAGCGTTTGGGAGCCTACCGCCGGAGACGAAGAGGGTAAACGGGTGTTTTCCGCCCAGTCGCCCGGTCTGATGCTCCATACCCTCATGGACGCAGCCAAGAAGCGCGGAGGAGCCAAGGGCTGGGCACCGGGACTGTCCTACCGGTTCACCGGCCAGGTAGACAGCTCCGGCCACACCTGGGGCAAGAACGCTTCCAACAGCTTCACGCCCTCCGCCTCCCTAGAAAAGGTCCTCGATTGGCTGGCCTCGAAAGGCGCTGTGGACTGGCGTACCTCGGGCCGCGAGCTGCAGGTCTACAACTCCGATACGGAGATGTCGAAAAGGCTCGAAAACGTCCGTTTTCGTGACGCTTTCGCCACCTCCACCCCGCAGACCGTCAGCCTGGAGAGTCTCGCGACTGTCGCCCGCTTCCGAGGCGAGAACGGCGTTATTTTCGAGCGCGAAAACCCGGCGGCTTTCAACACTTTCGGCCGTATCGAGCGCTGGAGCGAGCAAGGCCAGGTCAAACTCGAACCCACCGCGAACCTGTACCTGGAAGAACTGCTCAAACGCGGCGAAGCACCGCTCGAACAGCACCGCAGGGAGTGGGTGCTCACGCCAGGCGCGCCATGCCTATGGTCTGACTACCAGGTGGGCGACTGGGTGGAAACCCCGGCAGGCTGGCTCCGGATCGTGGAAGCTGGCCTCACGGTCAACGAGAACGGCGAGATTAGCGGGTTTGACACCCTGGGCACCCGTATTCAAGCAATCCTAGAGCGCCTGGCACGCAAGACCACCGACCTGTCGGACGGCATGGTGGGCGGCGAAAACTCGCCCGTGACCTTCCGTGGCGCGGACGGCGAGCAGGGAACCCCCAGAACCCCCACCGGGCTGATAGCTACCTCAGACGCTTACATCACACCGGACGGCTTCACTCGCAGCGTGGTGACGCTTCGCTGGGAGCCGGTCAAGGACACGGTGGACGGCAAAAGTGTCACGGTGGAAAGCTACCGCGTGAAGGTTACCCGACCTAACGTACCTGACTTCTATAGGGAAGCGTCGAGCAACTTCTACAGCGTGGAGGGCACTCCTGGCGAACGGTGGACGGTCTCGGTTCAGGCGGTCACGAGACAGAAAGCCTTGTCAGGATTCAGCAAGCCGGTTGCCGTCACCCTGGCACGCGACAGCGAGGCACCGCCGAAGCCTGAAGCTCCCACAGTGACCTGTGACCGCGAAGTAATCTGTGTGAAATCCAGCGGCCTGAGCACCGCCGGTACTCCGATGCCTCCGGACGTAGACCACTGGGATATCAGCGTGTCCACATCGCCGACCGGGGCCACACCGTCCTCGACCGCTGCAGCCGCGGGGAACCTCACCTGGTACCAGGCGGGACTCAAACCCCTGAACTGGTATTACGTGCGTATCCGGGCCGTGGACATGTCCGGAAACGAAGGCCCCTGGTCTGCGGTAACACCCGTCCAGGTAGACGTGTCCAAGACTGGTGTGGGTGCTCTCGACGAGTATCTGATTACCGGCGGCGTGCTGCAGACCAGCAAGCAGCGTGACCGTGGTGTGAAAGTCAACGGCTCTGGGATCGTCGCATATGACGACCTGGGACGGCAAACCGTGCGTATCACCGGCCAGACCGGTGAACTATCCGGCGTGACGATCACGGGCGGCCTGATCCGGACGAACGCTGACTCAGCCGAAGGCCTGCGGATCCAGGATGACACCCTGAAGATGCTCCACCTGGGCCGAACCCTGGTCGAAATGAACCGGCGCTCCACCCGCTGGAACTCCGCTGACGGCGGAAGCCACATCGTGGTCGAGCCGGAGGGCGCGCGAAAGCGCGTCGAGCTGCGCTTCGGAACGACGCAGAACTGGTCGAAAAACTACGGCTCCATTTTCATCGTTGACCCGGAAGAGCAGAACTATTCCGGGGCGTATGAGGTGGGCGCTTTCGTCATCTCCGGTAATGAGAAGGAGATCAATAAGTCCGGGCGCGCCGAGCTTGCCCTCGGTGAAGGCTCGAAATGGAGCCTGGGCACGCTGTTTGGCCCAAACCACTCAAGTATTGAGTCCGGCCACGATGGTCATATCCGTATGGCTGCGGACGCTTACATCGATGTCTACTCAAAGTCAGGGAACATCGCTCTGCAAGTGCGCAACGGCGGCGAAATCCGACTCGAAGGAATCCAGCAAACCTCGGGAGGCATCCCGCTGGCCATCGTGGGCGGCTCTAACGGCCAGGGCTGGAGCGTGGCTTACCAAGGCTCGGCGCGTCGCTTGAAGATGGACATCACCACAGTCGAGCACCCCGAGCGAGTCTTGGAGCTGCAGCCGCGCGACTGGTACGACCGCGCCGAATACGAGGCCTACGCGAACTACCTGGAGGATCACGCCCCAGGAGGCGCGGGCTCGGGCAAGTGGGATGCTCACAGCCAGCTGCCCGCCCGCGTGCCCGGCCTGGTCGCTGAAGAGGTGGAGGAAGCCGGGCTGACCGAGTACGTCACCTACCGGAACGGCCAAACCTCCGGCGTGAGGTACGACCGGCTGTGGACGCTGCTTATTCCGATTGTCAAAGATTTGTCAGCCCGGCTGGAGGCAGCCGAGCAGAAGCTACTGGAGGCCAATAAGTGAATGAAATCGCCCTGAGCGCCGATGACGTGATCGACGCTCTCACCCGTGAAAACGCCGAGCTGCTCCGCCGGGCTGTGATCGCCGAGCTGACCCGCGACGCGGCCCTGAAGAAGCTCCACGAAGCCGAGAAGGAGGCCTCTAAGTGACTCTCATCCCCTACCCTGAAGGCCTAGGCTATGGCCGTGTAACCGGCACCCTGGTTGACGGCCTGCAGGACGGCACAGACTCCGATAAAGCGCCTGACCTCGACGGTGCAACCGGCCTGACCGTCGTCTTCCGTCCTACCGCGCCGATCATCCGTTTTAAGGGTACTCCGCCGCTGACAGTGCTACCGCGCACCGTGAAGGTGAAGGTGGGCGCTGACGGCGTGCTCCGAGGCGAGGACGGCACGCCTGGCGTGGTGCTGCTCGCCACTGACGGGCCGCTGATCGACCCCTCGGAGTGGGTGTGGGAGGTGGAGATCACGGGACGGCGAGACCTGGACATCGCGCCCTTCTACATGGCCCTGCCGAAAGACACCACGGTCGACCTCTCCCAGGCCGCGCCGGTCGACGCACAGCCCGGCATCGTGAAGATCGTCGACGCTGGCGAACTCACCCGCCTGCAGGCCGAGACCTCGAAGATCACAACCCAGATCATCCAGGCGCGGGAAGCCTCCACGCAGGCCGTCCAGGCCAGGAGCGCGGCTGAGACTGCAAATACCCAGGCTGCCCAGGCGCGAACCGACGCACTGACAGCCAAGAACGGCGCTGACCAGGCGAAGGGAGCAGCCGAGAGCGCCCGAACCCAGGCCATCCAGGCCGCGAACGAAGCCAAGGCCAAGGCAGAACAGACCAAGACAGACGCTAAGACCGTCGCTGACCTCAAAGCCGCTGTCCAAGATGACATCCGCAAGCATGGCGGGATCAAGGGCGATAAAGGCGACCCGGGGCCGCAAGGCCCGGCGGGCCCTA